CCAACAGGAGGATCTACACTAATAACTTCTGGACTAGCAAGAACATAGCTGACGGTTTCAACTCCTGAAACCGTAACATCCATGGTAGTCGTTGGATCGCCAAGACTATCGATAATCCTAGCACCAACAGTTCCAATGGAGACAGCGCCAGCGTCGAAACGATCCTTTGTTTCTTGCCAATCCCCTACGAAATGACTTTCAACATAGTAGTAGCTAGATCGATTATCAGGCCAAGGTCCGCTGGCAGGAGAGCGAATCGTGCCAATCGCAGTGAAAGGAGGAGCAACATCCCCGAATGCGTAGTGGCTTCCATCACCAGGAGTTGCTGTAATTGCAGTGTCAACAAAGACCTGGAGTCGAACAGTGTAGATAGCATTCCTCTCGACACCAGGATCAACTGGATCTACCATTACCTCCGTGGCGCTAAAGTAATCGCCAATTCCAGCTGCATCACAATCGATAGTTGGCACTATACACCGAAGACGGGATAGGACATCGTCAAGACAATCGTTTCACCGCCAGTGGTCAATCCGTTAACTGGATCTGGTGTGAATTCAGGTCGTTCACAAGTAGTGAAAACTTTAGCAGAGCGTTTAGAGCCACGGTATGAAAAGATCGAATAGACGTTGCTCATGCCAAGATGACTGAGCGCATTGGCGATGCTGACCGCATAAGTATCATCGTAGAGCTCGATGCCAGCATCAACACGAACAAGCTCCTGCCATGTTCCATTACCGAATTCAATAACAAAACCGTCTTCTGAATCGGAATTATCAATCCATGTTAAACGAACATGGGCCACTCCAGAGGCATTGATCGAATAGATTGCTCTTAGGTTGCTCGGAGCAGCGAGGAAAGGATCAGGGTCGTTAACGCTGGGAGGTTCAGGATTCTCAACGATAGGAAAATCATCTGAAGGGCTCGTGACCTCGTAAGTAATCGTTGCATCTCGAGGAGCAGGAACACTGGCTTGAACGCGAAATGGCTGGATTGCGAAAGTACCCCAGAAGAAGATACCTGTCGTGCTAGCATATCCGGTATCGTACTCGTTACCGTCATGGCCGATACCAGTGACAGGGTTTCCTTCGGCGTCATAGTTTGGACCGAATTTATAGATGAAGCAAGCGAACGTAAGAGTATCGTCTATCCAATCATCAGAGAATGCGCCTGTGCTAGGAAAGACCTGAAGAGATGCCCCAGCTTCAGCAACGTGATCACCGGCTACCTCAGCTAGAAAATAAACTGCAAGATCGCTCTCGTCGACAGAGAGATAGAATTCTTCGCTTGGGCTAGCCGATGCTGTTAATGAAGGCATTAATTACGAGCCCCCATATTCATGAGACGATTGGAAAGCACCTCGTCAATTACGCTGGCGAATTCCTCCATTGATCGACGATCTTTCATAATCGGATATTGGAAAACGAAGGCACCTGCCTCGATGTTGACCTTGCCTCCATATCCCGCCTTATCGAGAGGGACGATTGCCTCGCGACCGTGCAGCATCGCTAAGGTGCCGGCCTTGAAGTCTCCAACCCCTCCCTCGATAAAGCCGGGGATCTTTGGCCCCTGTGGTGGAGGGACTGGACCAGTAGCTTTGCTGTTCAGGATTTGAACGATCTCTTGCAACGAGTAGCCCTTGTGAGCCAACTCCGTTGCACGTCGTATATCAAGATTCAGACCACGTGCGGTCTGTTCAAAGTTCTGAGACGTGACGTCGAAAGTGCCACCTGCGAGCTGGCGGGCCTCGTATTCCTTGAGGGTAAGAATTTCACCGGAAAGAGTGCGAACCTTCTCGATATTCTTGTCAATGGCATGACCGACATCATACCAATGGTCTCTCATGCTCTTGAGGTGCTCAACGGATTTCTTCTGATTCTCAATGTCAGCAGCATGATACTGATCAGAATGCATCCGCATGAAATCGTACTTGTCCTTAGCTTCCCTCAGCTCTTGGTCAAGATGAGCCTTGGACTTGGTATCTTTCAGGATGCGAGACTCCTCCTCTTTCTTAATGTCGAGCTCACGCAGAGCCCAAGCTTGATTGTAGTACTCAACTTGAGCAACTCCAGCGTCTTGAAGTTTCTCAACGATTTTCGCGTAGTCTGCATCGGCTTTGATACGGATCTTTTCGCTGTCGGTTGCCCCAAGAAGGTCTTTGTCCTTGTAGTACGAATTCCACTCTTTCTCGAGGTCATCAATAGCTTTCAGTTCAGCCTTGAGGGATTTTTCCTCGTCAGCTTTAACTTTGACAAGTGCATTTACTTGAGCGATATGAACACCAAGATAGTCAGCGATTTGTTTGTGTCCCAGCCCCAAATCGAGGAGCCGTCTAACTTCCTTCTCCTGTGCCTCATACAACGGGACAGAAGCCATGTGAGCAGCAAGCTCAGCATCGGCCACATCCTTAAGGGCTTTCTGTTCTTTGGTGTAAGCTTCGTGGAGATTCTCGATACCAACCTTCATCTCGTCATTGAAGAGGTTATGCTCCTTGAGGAACGTTACCGCTTCTGCTGAGCTCATGCCTACGTCAAAGAGCTTCTTGACGAGATCCTGCATAGATACCGAGAGATTCGATGTCGAGAACTTGGCGATATCAGCTTCAGCGGCCCAGATCTTTGAGGTCTCTGAGACCCTATTCTGGGAATCCGCTAACTCGTTCATCACGAAGTTCAAAATTTCATCATCAGTTCTTAACTTCGCAGAGTTCTCGTTGGCCCACTTCACTGCCTCGTTGAGATCCTTAAACTTGGTCGCTTTCTCACCAAGCACCTTGTTCGCTTGTTCTTGAATCCGAATCAGATTGGATTCATCGACAGTTGCCTGCCTTGAAGCCGCTGATGCACGATTTGCATTTTCAGCTTGTAGCAACGTAAACTGTTCGACGATCTTGAAAATGCCGTATATCCCAGCAGCAATCGCAGAGGCACCAACAGCGAGTAATGCCGTATTCAAAGCCCACGCGAACGTAGTTGTCGCGACTATACGTTCGCCAAGTGCAGTCAATCCAGCAATCGCATTCTTGAAGGTCTCAGTTTTCATCGCGGCACTGAGATGTCCCCAAGCACGAACCATCTCACCGATATAAATCAATACTGGACCACCAGCAATCAGGAAACCACCAAAAGCAATTCCAGCGATTTGTAGAGGCTGTGGCAACGACGTGAAAAGATCGATGAGCTTTTTCACTGCTGGGAGGGCATAATCAGTGATGAAACTGATTAAAGTTTTCAGCATTGGCATGAGGGCTTGACCAAACTGGATACCTACTGCCTCCAGGCTAGCCTTGAACTCATTCCACTGCTGTGCCCATGTCTGCTGGACTTGGGTGAAAGCGGTATCCAGCGTCCCAGCTGAATTACGAATTGCGTTGGCTGTATCTAAGAAAGATTCTCCTTGTGCCTTGGCATCAGCCAAGACAAGAGTAAGAGCACGAATATTCGGGAAGACATCATTCAGTTTCGCCATTCCGCCTGGGACTTTCTCAGCGGCGGCAACTAGATCTGTCAAGGCCTTTGCGAAGTTATCCCGCATCGCGGCCTGCAGATCAACCATAGAAATGTTGAGTGCCTTCAGGCCTTTCTCGGTCTTTGCACTGTCGTTCAGGATATTGGAAAGAACCGCTCGAACACCAGTAGCGGCGACTTCTGCAGGAGCTCCAAGATGGGTGAAAGTCGCAATGGCAGCATTCACATCTGCAAACTTAACGCCCATCGCAGCAGCAAGAGGATTGATCTTAGCCAGCGCACCGACCAAGTCACCAATCTTCATATTGCCGAGCTGAACAGTTTTTAGCAAGATGTCACTAGCTGCTGCGGCATCTAGATTTTCATTCTTGTATGCGAGCATCGCGCCAACGACTGCTCGCGTTGTCTCCTCAACTGTGCCCATTCCGAGGGCTGACATTTTGGTCGCCTTCTCGAGAATGCCAGCAGCCTCCGCTCCCTTATACATTGCTGAGCCGATAACGTCAAGGCCCAGCGCGACTTCAGCCGGGGCTTTGCCCATCGTTTCAGCAGTGCTAATAACGGTAGATTCAAAGGCTTTCATCTCGTTGGCGGTCAAGCCGCCCAAGATAGAAGCCTTGGTCATCGCCTTTTCAAAATCACCAGCAAAGCTGAGAGAAGCTGCTCCAGCGGCAGCTATAGGAATTGAAAATGCCGTGCTGACTACGACTCCAGCTTCCTGCATACCGCGACCGAAGGCCACGATCTGCTGGCTGGTGATCTGTGCAGATTCCTTAACAGTGTTGAACTCCTTGTCCAGGAGTTTCATTGAAGCGCGAAGTGCGTCGGCTTGGGATTTAGCCTGTAGAAGTGCCTGAGCTTCAGCTTGAATGACGGGCTGCAACTCTTTCGCTGCACGAGCTCCTGTCATCGCGACCTTAGTCGCGTCGTCCAAACTTTTCGTATAACCGGCTACAAGGATTTGGCTTTTGGCGAGTTCAGCCTGAAGTTGTGTTTGAACGTTTGCCGCTTGACCAAAGACGGTGCTGGAAGCTTGAACTTTCTTGTCCAGTTCCTGGAAATCAACACCAGTTAAGGTCAAGCGGGCATGGATTTTTTCGAGTGCAGAAGACAGAGCATCATTTAGTTCAATGCCACCGGCCAGATTACCGACATTGATACTCATGCTGCTTCTTTCTTGGACTTTGCTTTGCTACCAGACAGAGCAGCAACCCAGAGATGAGCGATGGCTTTTTGTTGTTGCCATGTCTGTTTGGGCGCTTCCTTCTTTACCTCGTCACCGAATACGAGTACGAAATCATCTATCGTGAAAGGCCGTGGTTTTCTACGAGCGTCACGATGGATGTTAGCGAGAAGAGAGCAAATAGAAGCCGCCCGAAGATCTGCACGCTTCTCACTAAATGGCTCAATCTGGTCGTAAGCGAACCATCCGAGGAAGCCTTCCCAGGACATCCCTCGAAGCATCCGCCGTACGTCAGTCTGGCCTGTCTTCAGTGCAAGACGGTACGCGAAGCGTCGGTAATCGCTTCGCCGGATTCGTTTTTTATTTCTTCGAGCTGTCCTTTCTGTCCCAGCTTGTTCAGCTTGAGAATCACGCCGACGAGCTCGGAAATCGTAGCCGAGTCCTTCTTCTTGAGCATCTGGATGTGTTTCTCGGTTCCGATGCGCTTTCCATCCGCGTCGACCCAGCTTTTGACGATGATGCGAATCGCAGCCGTCTTTTTCGCTGGGCCTTCGTTGGATTCCAGGAACTCGATCATGTCCTCGGCTGGCAGGGAGCCGAAGCGAAGCGTGCCGCCCCAAGCGGTCGCATCGACATAACGGATGTCATTGACCGTTTCGACATCCTCTGGCGTGAGATATTTAGTTTCGCTCATAAGCTCGCTCGTCCTCTCGGTGAAAGCCGACGCTACGGCAACAGGATGTGTCCGCCGCTCGGCCGAATGTTGACCGTCGCCTCGAGACCGCCGTCCACCGGAGCCGTCGGTGCGATGTTGGTGACGAATCCGGAGAACTGCCAAGTGGCGCCGTCCGGAAACGTCAGAAGATAGAGATCCTTGGATCCGTCGTGCCACGCCTTGACGAGACCGGTCAACGAATCGTGGGTGCTCTCGCCGCTCGGCAAGAAGCCCATCGTCATGGACAACTCGCCCTTTCGCCGAACACCGACGACGTAGCTGTCATCGCTGGAGTTCTGCGAAGTCGTCTCGATCGTGTTGCGGGTAAGCGTTGGCGGCGTGATGTCGCGGAGCTCGGCAATTTCCGTACCGTTCCGCGAGATGAGAGTGCCATGTGCGGATATGGCATTGCTCTCGAGACCTGTGGTAACACTAGGCATCTGTCCCTCCTACGACCTGCAAATCAGGCAGGTGTGAGTCCTCCGAGGAGTAAGCAATCGCTAGCTCGGCTTCGATTTGTGACGCGATCTTCCACCAACGGAACCGTTCTTGATTGACAAGAGCAAGGCCTCGTGCCCCATACTCCTGTCGTAGATCTTGAAGACGATAGAGCCGGTCCAGAGCAGAAATACAGCGATACTGATCCGCAATGCCGCCAATCGGATTTGCGTGACCAGGAGTGGCGATAGTGGTTGGGCAGCTGATCTTCCAGGCTGCGTCTTCGGTCCATTCCCCAAGAGCAGCCCAGTCAGGAACAATCTGTGGAATGCCACAGGCCATCCCTTCCATCGTCGTCAGACCCCACCCTTCACCCTGAGTGGTGGTCATTTGAACATCGAAAGCCTGATATGTGGCAACGAGCTCTGGTATCGGTACGCCTTTCCAGACCTCGGGTAAGGCCAGGAATAGACGTCGCTCGATGCCGTAATATTTCATCAAGCGGACGCAATCGTATCCGTTCTCACCAGTTGGTCCGATGTGGAGAAACAGATACGCGTTCTCGATGTTGTGGCTCTTGACCCACATGCAGAAATAGCGGATCAAAAGATCGAATCGCTTGCGAGGTTGGTTGCGATTGACACAGCCAACGATAAAGCCATCGACCATCTCTTGTGGCAGACCAAGAAATTGTCGAGCCGCTTGTTGAAAGCCAGGAACGAAAATCGTTGTATCGACGCCGAGCGGAATGACCGTTGACGGCTTTTTCAGGCCACCCTTGATCGCTTCATTCCTGCCGAAGTGCGTCCAGAAGATGACTCGATCCAAGGTGTTGAGCTGATCACCAGCGCAGTTCCGACCATCGACCGGAATGATACCAATGACTGGAATTCCACATCCAATCAAAGCATCGTAGGTTGGCACATTCCATGGATCCGTCTGAAGAACGACCACGTCTGGCTTCTCGGCCTCGAGGACGTCCTTTACCCGAGAGGTTCCAAGAAAATTGCGACATCCAACCACAAAGGCTGGATAAATGCGATACGGATAGTTGTGCGGATCGCCGCGATAATTGACGCCAAGAACACTGACGTCCCACGAGTTGTGCAGAAAGGAAAGGACACTGTGAGTGACATTGGAGAAGCCACTATCACAGGCTGCGTCACCGATCCACAAAAGTTTTTTCATGCTGCTCTCTTGTAGGCAATGATATTGAATAGAACCTTCGGTCGGCCCTGCTCATCACTGCCACCATCAAATGGCTCCTGTTGAGGGGCCATATTCAAATACCATGTTCCTGGCGCATTGCCTACAAATTGATTTCTTACAGCTGAAATTGTGTTATAGACTTCAACTGCACGGTTTCGTGCAACAATATAATCTGTCGCACGGACGATAACCTGGAGTCCAGGTCTCTGATAAGCCGGTTTGGTTTTGCGATTCTGTGTTTTCTCTGGCGCTAACCCTCCTGTCTCGATTAGACTAACATATGGCCCGTTTCCAACCGGAATCTTTGCACGAGTAGAATAGAAAATATTTGTTCCTACAGTGCCAAATCCATTGGCGACTAGCAGAAATGCAACATCTTCCATGAACGGCATTATTCTTGCCCAAGCTTGATACGAGCCGCCACACGACGAAGAATGTATGGCGCACTCTCATTCATAGTAGATTCGAGAAATTTCGCCTGACCTACTGGATGAAATGCCTCCAAATCTTCATGAACCCGAACTGCATAGTCGAGCCCTTCCCCGACTTCAATCCACGCGCTGATCTTATTCATTCGAATGACCGGGCCGCGCGTCGTATGAGAATCTCGAAGATCGCCATAGCGAACTGGAGTCCGTGCCATGCTTTCAGGCTTCTCGACTTTATCCAGTTCATCATACAGTGCCTTTCCAACCTGCTTGGGGAATCTACGCGCAATATTCAAAATCTTGCGCTGCATCTCCGCCAAGCCTTTCAGTGTCGCTCCAGGTCTACCCATCAGCCCGTCTGTGTCCAGAAGAAGTAGACCCGTTCGTGCGACTCACCAGTCTCGTCACTTGCATGGCCGACAGCGATCGGCTTGGGATCTCGAGGAACGAAGTGTGCCGGAAGAATATACGTATAGTCGATCGAAAGTCCCTTTGCCGTTGGGAAGATTGCCATTACCGAACTCATTACCGTCTGCCCACCAGCGTCCTTGATCTGTCTGACTTTGCCATCTACACGAGCAGGATAATCGATTTGTGAAATTGGCGTCACCGCACCGAACGCATCAGGAGGACTATTTATGACGACAGTAACCGTATCAGGAAACATCTCCATCATATGTTCGATGAAGTCGCTCATGGCTGGGTTCCTGCGACCCGAAACACGAAACTCGTACCAGCCGCCATCGCGATTCCCTTGGCGCGGAGGCTGTTGATATATTCGTGGTATGCGGACTTCGCATTGTCTGACCAGCGGAGACGAAGATCATCGACGGCCTTCTCGACGAGCCCACGATCCTTAGCAAGGATCACTTCTGCTGCACGAGCAGCAGCAAGATAGCGATTCCCCTCTGACGCGAGAATCGCTTCTAGCTCTTCATCCTGAAAGAAGGGACGAGCTACATCTCGATCGCCAACGAGGAGACGGACCCAGTCCTTTTCTTCCTCGAGTGACGGATCATAGCTTGCAGACATCGTCCCTTCTCCTCGCTACTTCTTGTCTTCGGCAGGCGCAGTGCCGGACGGACGCGCGCCGCTGGCAGCCTGAGCCGGAGCCGGTTTTCCGGTTTCGGCCTGCTTGCCACTGAACACGGCAGGAACCGGCGCTTTGCCGGAATCGATGATCTGCCGCTGCTCGCGGGACTGCTGTCCCTGACGAGCCGGGTCCATGACGTGCGGATCGACCGGACCACTGAATCCGCCGGTGCCCTCGACGTGAATCGCCGGTGCCGCGACCGGCTGGCCCTGAGGAGCTTCTTTGGTCGGTCCCTTGTCGTTCCCTTCGTCCTTGGATTTGGCGCCCTTGGACTTGGAGCTCTTCTTGGGATCGTACTTGGGGACTTCATCCATCTCCTCGAAGTCACCGTCACCGACAGGAACGAACTTGTCCTGCCACGCGCGCGACTGAGCCTCGGTGAGATGCACAGTGTCACCGGGCTGGACCTGCTCACCATCGTGATAATGCACGGCATCGTCACGCAGCTTGAACTCTTTCACTCTCATCTGCTTCCTCCGTTGGTAAGGATCTGCGTTGTCCAGAGTTCAGACAACGCTAAGATGAGCCCGAAGGCTCTACATGGGGCCACGCCCCACCTCCTTACGACATGTGAACGATGCCGCTGTTCCCGTCCGCGTCCGCGCGAATCAGAGGCACCTGAATCGCGAAGACCTTGAAGTTGACGCCGAAGCCGCCGTTGACGTCCCACTGAACGTTCTGCGGCCGCTCGCCGTCAACAAGCTGCACGACATCCGACGTCGGCTGGATCAGGATCGCGCTGTTGGTCGGCAGCATGTCCAGCGACGTGAAACGAGAGATGCCGTCGACCGCCTCGATGCGTTGACGGATCGTGAGATCCGACGTCGCACTGTAGTCGCCTTCCATGCGGACCGAAGCGTTCTTGCTGAAGTAGATCCAGTACGGGCCGTAGAACCCGTCCGCTTCAGCCGCCGACATCATGGCCTGGACGTCGGTGAGGATGCCAGCGCCGTCCTTGGTGAG